AAATATCTGGGATCACCGCCCCGTTTGCCGAAAATTTTAGACGAACATGTCTGATACTTTAGCACGTTAAAGCGTTAAACTTCACCGCGTTAAAGTGGTAATGTGTGAAAGCGTTGAAACATCCAGGCGTTATCCAGGCGTTGTCCAGGTATCATCCGGCTGTAATTGTTAACAAACTATGAACTATAAAAGATCAATAATTTTTCTGATAAGAGGTTAAATTACATCATTGTTTATATTCTGATATTTGCTATAATATAATTAGAAAGAGAAAAGAAAACAAAGACATCAAGGAAAGACTTGAAGAAAGGAATAATAATGAAAGTATTGGTTGCATGTGAAGAATCACAGAGAGTAACAATTGAGTTGCGAAAGTTGGGGAATGAAGCTTATTCTTGCGATTTACTTGACTGTTCTGGTAATCATCCGGAGTGGCACATCAAGAAAGACGTTACTTTATTATTGAATGGAAATTGCATTTTTAGTACTGTTGATGGAGTAGAGCATGAAATTTCTGGTAAGTGGGATATGATCATAGCATTTCCCCCATGTACATATTTGACTGTGACGGGCAACAGATGGTTTAATTATGAAAAGTATGGAGATAAAGCAATTCAAAGAATGCTAGATAGAAATGACGCAATCAAGTTTTTCATGACAATTGCAAATGCTGATTGTGATAAAATAGCAATTGAAAATCCTGTTGGTGTAATGAGTACAAAATGGAGAAAACCAGATCAAATTATTGAGCCTTTTGAATATGGTGATGCATACGAAAAACGTACGTGTTTGTGGTTAAAAGGTTTACCAAACCTTGTACCAACAAAAATTGTAGAGATTCCAGATAGAATAAAATTTAAGTCTGGAAAAACGATGGCAAAATGGTATGTTGAAGCCGGGAATCTTACAAAAGAACAACGTGCTTTAGTAAGATCAAAGACTTTTCCTGGAATAGCAAAAGCTATGGCGGACCAGTGGGGAAATGATTGCAGTAATTTAAAGAAGGTGTCAAAAAATTCTTTATATGGCATGTTTGGCGGTTTCCCGACAATCACAGAAATGTACAATAACAAGTGTTTTTGTTGTCCAGCTGACAGACAAGGAAATCGGTGTGGCGGTGAACAATGGTGCAAGGAAACATGGAAACGATATGAAGCAATTACCAATCCAGAATGGCATCACGTTAGCCTTGCAACCCTTGCAAATATCGACTTTGACATGTTAGATAAAAAGAGACAGGTATATCTTAAAGTGCACCGCGAACTAAAGCGAACGTTAGTAGACTTAAGTAAGTGTAAATCAGGTCATACGTATGAAGCTAGAGCACGCAAATTCATGCGCGACATGATATCACAATATTATGATAATGAAATATCTTATGCAATGCGCAAATACTTAGATTTACAATTATCAATGTCAAATGTCGTCAATGGTGTATGGAGTTCATATGTTGAACCCGCGATGGGCTTACATGAATCACGTAGATACAGTAGACCAACGTTAACATACTAAAATAATATTATAGCTGTCCTATCGGCATAACGGGGAGAATGGAGCAAATATGAATCTTTATGGAATTTATAAGCGCAACACTATTGACAATGTACCAGAAATGAACGCATTATTAGATGACACCCGTGATTATTGTCACAGACGCGGCTTGCACTATGTCACATGTGCAGACGTTCCGGGCTACATGAATGAAGGTTGCTCAACTGTTCACGCATATAACGGCAAGTATGGAAAAGGCGTAGTTCGCACAATTCCATGTTTCTATAAGGGAAGAAGATCCACCAATTACATGACGATTGAATATTGGGTGAAAGGAGAATTAAATGACACAAAAATTTAAGTATTATGTAACACTTGCATATCTTGACACATCTGAGGATGATGTAAAATTTGAATACATTGAAAATCAAGCTTACAACGCTAAAGACGCGGTAGCGTTGGCAAAAAGCTATATGTCACAATTTGGCAATGTGCAAGGGTTGACCGTAATTGAAGTATCACGCAAATAGAAAGTGAGGATTGACCATGGATGCATTAACCACAAAACAGAAATACCAGATGTATGATGAAATCGGAGAATTAGTTCTCAAATATGGCAAGGACAAAACAACAAAACGAATGATTGCATCATTTTTTCAAGAAGTCCAAAAGGTTGAAACTTCAAAAGAGCTTATAAGCATGTCATTTGTCTTAACATCCCTTAGCTATCTTCTTGAAATAACCTTCCCAACCAAATAACAAAAAATACAGCCACCAAATGGTGGCTGTATTTATTAAGGTCCGAACTTCACGCCATAGCCGTATATAAAAATTTCTTTCGCAATAAGCGGATCATTATTGAAATTATATGTCACATTGGTGGTATGAATATTCTTCAATGAAATAGTCTTAGCAGGTGTGGTATCAATAACACAATCTCCAAAAGGTAAAAAAATGTGAGTGCCAAATGTACCATCTGTTTTATAAGCCTTGAATGTGAACCCCAGTGGAATGACAATATCATTATCTTGTTTGTTAATTGAAATATCGCCAACGTTTCCACTCCAATAATGGTCATCCAGATTGTAAACTACGCTCACAGTGGGGAGATCATCAATGTATTCACTAGCATATCGTACAATCTTTGTTTTCTGTAATGATGATATATCATGCTCGATACTTTCCCCCCAACTATCCACATACTCGAACGCATTAACCACACAATCTTTTAAGTTTCTCACCCCACGCCAAAACGCAAGATTGGAAAACCTGTCTGGTAAATTCTTCATTGGTTCTAAATATTTCAATAAATCCATATAATACCTCTCTTTCTAATTAACCATTCTCAGCGATACAATAAATATATAAATCCCAAGCTGTTGCAATTGATACATCTTCTGTATTTGGGACAGCCGCTAAGGTAATGCTTTGTGGCACAATTGCAAGTTTTGCATTAGTTCCAGTTTTTGGAATTTGTAAACGTACATCAGCTTGTACAGCAAAACTTGTATATGCCCACTTATTATCAAGTTTAACAATGGTACTGTCTTTAGTTAAAAAAGGAATGTAACTTGTCATAAGCTTAACTTCATCCATCGTGTACCCAAACTCTTTTGTTAATGTAAGGTTGAAAAAACCATTAGCGGGATATAAAGCATCAGCCTTGAAATTTGGTGCAACGGCATTTATTTGTGCAATGGTTGGTTTAGAAGTCCAAACGTTTTTACGTACCGCAATGAATGGTAACTTTACAAGAGCAACAGGTTGACCTAAATAGCCTATTTGAATAGTTCGCTTCGGTTTTGTCACTGTGTCATGCCATTTTAAATTGTTGGATAATTCCCAGTTTGATTTACTGTCACCGCTTGCGAAGTCAATAATATTTGTGCAAAACCAGTCCCACCATGCGCCCCAAACGGTCGCCCAGACTGAATCATTGTCGGTTAAATCAAGAATTGTCTGAGGTGGAATGATGTTAAGATTCTTCAACAAATCTTCCAACTTTTTCACCCTAGTTTCTAACGCGGTTAAGTCAGATTCTAAAATCTCAATTGACTTGTTAATATTAGAAATTGATTGCTGTATATTTCTAATATAACCTTCAACAGTCGTTAATATGTTTTCAACATTGTCTAAACGTTGCTCAATATTTGTAATATCACCTTCAACAGTCGTTAATCTGTTTTCAACATTGTCTAAACGTTGCTCAATATTTGAAATGTCATTTTTGATATTAGTCAATTCGTTTTGGATAGACTGTAACTCATTTTCGATATTCGTCACTCTAGTATCAAGGTCTTGATACTTTGCATACAAATCTTTTAAAGATTCTTCTACACTTTTTGCCCACGCATTAAATTCGTCATTAAATTCATTCAATGCGTCAATAACGTCATTTAGTTTCGCCCACAAAGCACATACCTTTTGTAGAAGTGACAAACAATCATCAAAAAGCAAAGGAATCGTAAATTGATGATGCCAACAAAAGCCCAAATGCTCTTTGTCAGGCGGATTGATAATAGGTATATTCGCCATAGTTACACCTCACTTTCATAATTCTACTCACATTATAACACAAGTTCCGCTTTCGTCAATCACCTAAAAAGCCCCAAAAAATTATGTTTCAGTTTATCACAAATTTCCGTCTCAAAATCCCAAACCGCTGTCGTGTAGCTCTGTGCATTAGACGCGGCTGTTCCGCTTGACCCCGTGTGAGTTGTGCTATCATCCACATGATTTTTTGATACATTTGTCAGATAGTTGTCATCGAGCAAATCCGTTTGCCCTTGCGGTGTGTCAAGAAATTTGTGCCAATCATCGGAAGTATGAATGTTTTTGCTGTTGTCCGTTTCAAACATATTCTTTGCGTTATACGCTTCAAACCGTGCCTTTAGCTTGATGTTTAATTCTTGCATAATTCGCGCCATGTCACCTCTCATGTGCTCTCGGAAAAGAAAGTCTGTCTCATAACCAATTTCCCACTCCAGAAAATGACGAATGATCATATCGTTAATAGGCTTTCTAAACTCCTCACTGAAAAGCGGATAAACGTCAAGCCCAAAAGCCGCAAAATCATAATTATCAAACAAGCTTTTGTTCGATTTCCTGTCATTTCCAATTTGCGAATTTTGCAAAATATCATAGACATGGAGCGTATAAGCCGCCCCCACATCATACCAATACTTATCATTGTCCAAAAAATTAGTGTCAATCATTGGAATTGTCATTATCCTCACCCTCACTTTCTTGAGCTTCTAAACCACTGTTCTTAACTTCCTTCACTGTCTCTCTATTGGTGTCCATAACTGAAAATTGGTCTAGCAGTCCAACATCACCAATATTTGAGTCATTAAACGTAGCCTTAACATTCAAGCCGAATTTCTTGTTGCATTGATCACAGAAATTTTGTCTTGCCTGCTCATAAGAATTTCTTAAAACCATAAGTGTAGGCGCGTCTTGCATCACTTCAAGGCTTGAAACCTGTGCAACTTTCGATTGTGTGCGTCCGTTAACACCCAACATAAACATAAAGTCCGACATTAGCATAGACTTCAGTTGTTCCACATTTCCCGCAACAAATGGCGCGGGTGTCTGATATACAATTTGGCGTATATCATCATACTGACTTTTAAGCGGTGACATATCTCTTGTATAGACAACAGGTTTATGACCTGCAATTTGCTCATAGAGATTGGCAAACGTTAGCTCCTGTCCATCTGGTGCATTAAGAATGGCGGGTGTATTCTGTGCCTTTAAATTCACATTTATACACCTGTCGCATTCGTAAAGCAACGCGGCATAGTGTCGACATAAACCGTCAATAGAAACAACGTCATAGTCTGTGTACGGTGACAAGCTAGCCGTCAATGTAGCAACTTCGCTCAAGTCTTTACTAACCGTATTCACGAACGTCTTACATTGATACTTTGTTGCACCGCCATACCACGTCTTAGTACTTGATGTTGTGCAATCTCCGACGACATAAAATCCATCTTCTTTCCAGAGTCCCCCCAACTTACCAAGTACAAAATTTTCATTCAAAATGTTATTTGCATGTCTGTAAACGTCATCATCGTCAAACGGCAATCCCTCAAAAGTCCAAGCGTCAACAGCAATCCTACGCAAAAAAGTATAATACAGACCGATAGTTAAAAGGTTTTCTGTCTGTGTATTCTGATTTTTGGTATTTCTTTTCAAATTTCAACACCTCACTTTCTAAATTATACACGGAAATTGGTACATTTATCATTCACCTTCACCCTCACCCCACACCCCTCAGCCCTCAGCCTTCCACCCTCATTTTACCATATTGACCGTCATTGTCAATTACCAATTTTCAGTGGTAGCACATTCGCAAAGTATTTTAAAGACCAATAAGGACAAAACATACTTCTAGCATCAATTCCCCCTATTGGTGGGGGCGGGGTTGTTGGTTGTACAACCTCAGTTGTGCCACTACCAGTTGCACTTCCAGCATTTCCACCAGCCGGATTGACGGGGGCTTTTGAGTCTGAGTCTGAAATTGTACCTTCGCCAATTTGGATAACTCCCGTTTGGGCTTGCATGTCGGCAAATACTCTGTTGTACTGTGTAGTTGTCCAACGATTGCCGTCATTTGCACCCGTTTTAGCGTTTTGACGTGCCATGACCAATTTTATCCAATCACTTTCTGTCTCTTTTCCTGTTGTGCCTGTGAAGATATCTTTTACAGCGTCCCAGTATCCACTATCACGAATTGCAATACTTGCGGCAGTTCCCACGGCATAAGCACCAACGTTTGAAACGTCATACCCCAAATGCTTTTGTATTTCACTTCTTATCAGACTGTAATAGTTGTTAAACATTGCCCAGTTTTGCATTTTTGAAAATTCTGTCAAGTGGTTGTTTGTATAGTCAATGAACAGTTGTTTAAGTCCGCTGTTGCTGACAAGTTGTTCATTGCCAACACCCAAATCAATATATGGTTGAAAACCACTAAAAAGAGTAGGATAGTGCTGTATACAAAATTGCATAAAAGGCACTAGTCCATAACGATAATCAAATTGATATCGCCCGTATGCTCTACCCTTATCTCCGTTTATATACCAACCACTAGTGTCAGAATATTCTTTACCAGACTCGAAAACTTGCCAATTTATCCACATTCGTGCGCCTACTTGCTCATCTTCTTTCTTTTCTTCTGGAACTGGTTGTGTTGACTCTGAGTTTTGCACAACTATAGCGGTGTGTCCAGGCATGTGTAAAATGTCACCGACTTGCAAGTTGTCGCCTGTTGTTAAGTATTTACTGTCATACAATATATCAAATAGCTCTGTATTTTTAAGCTGTTCTAGTTCGTTGTATGTATTCATACTTGTACTTACTAGAATGTTGAGACAATTTAATATACATGCAACTAAAGCAGAGCAGTCAGTTGCACACGGTACTTTAACGTCTTTAGGTTTCCACCCGACTTTTCGACATTCATTTGTAAAAGTCTCCCGTCTATGTTGATTATACCCAACATTTTGATTATCACATGATTCTATCATAAGCGTAGCAATCGCACGGGCAACGTCTGGACGGTTGCGAATACGTGCAATCCAGTCCCAACGCCTACCGTCTCCAGTTTGCGGAAACCAACCTGTTACGCGGACTTCAAGTCCGTTTTGATCTCCGTCTCTGCCGCCCCAAAGATTGCCGTTTTCATCTTTTGAAGCTTCACCAATATATGTTGCCATATCAACCGCCCTCACTTTCTGGAAAATGATTTTCCAATATTTTATCAGTGCGTTTAAAATTTGAAATGCCATGCCAAAACCACACACCACTATCAAGGCGATTTGTTATGTATGCGATTGCGTTTTGTGGCGCGTCATTTGCCGTGACAATCGCACCGCTTGTGTGTACATAGTTCACAATTGGCAACGAATCAATTACAATGTCGGCAAGACTGCCATTGTAGTTGTAGCCGTACATGCAGAAGTAGTTGTTAAATTTTTTGATATCTTGCAAAGATGGATAATACCATGCAACAGAAATCATAGGGAAAAGTGCGTTATACATTGCGATAGTTCCAGTAGGATTTCCAATTGTTAGGTCTGATTCTTCAAATTTTGCACCCAAATTTTCTGCAAAAGTTTCCGCGGCTTGCAGCTCACCTTTAATGTCAAGTGAAAAAAGATTTCCGATTGACGCAACGCCAAAGTTTCCAAAGTCACGCATAACACCGCTATTGTTTAGCTGTGTAGTCGATAACTGTACACTATCCCACGTACTACTTGCAAGCGAATAGTCTCCGTTTGTTCCGTTTCCGTACTGCTCTGGTGTTATAACAATACCGCCTAATTGTGACTGGTTAGCCGCCCACTTGAATTTAAACTTTTTGGCTAGCAGTGCAGACTCATCAAAATAACGGAAATCATATTCTTTAGCACTTCCACCGCAATTGACTGTTAACTTGTTAAATTGTGGGGAAGTGTAAAGCTTATTCCACAAAGGTTTTTCAACAAAGGATTGCACCAACTCAACCTCTCCTGTCCTGTTGTCAACCTTATCAAGATTTTCGCCGCTTATGTCAGTGGCAAAAAACTTTGGCACGTGATATGCTCCAATTATGTCTTCCTGTCTACCACACTTTGCATAGCGTTTAACTACTTCTAACGCTTGTGCTCTTGACAGCTTACTTGTGTTACTTTGGACTATGCCGCCACATTCGCAAGGGTTGACAGATACCAACGAAAAGAAATTATTGATTTGCCCGTAATCGCCCATGGCGAAATTTGCAATTGCCGCGTAGAAATCGCTCGATCTATCTTTGTATGTATCAGTGTCGTTTGCTGTCATAAGATAAACGCTGTCATCATCATCTTTATGAAATCCATACTCAGTTCGTGCAATTTCCCACCTGTCAACTTGTGTTGGTTCGGGGTAAAAGTTTGCAAAAAGCCCGTCACTTGCTGGGTGCTGTCTCATGACTGGGGATGGATGGAATGTGAATTTGTCGATGTAGGTAGCCCAGTAGTCAACAGATGTATTTACATATGTCAATTTATTGTTTACGTACTGATAATCAATGATATATGCAAATTCAAGTCTTGATTCATTTTGATATGCCATGTAGTTATAGCGTTTAATTTCATCTGCTCGAACAGGACAACGAAACGTCTGACCCTGTCTTTCCCACGTTACATTATCGTAGCGTTTATATGGAAGAACGCTGAGAAGTTCTTTTAAAAACCCCTCAGCGTTTCTTTCTGTTGGGATTAACAAATGCTTACCGCTGTCGTCAAATGGCGAATCAAACAAGTATACAGTTGTCATAAAATCCCCCCTTTATTTATGCCTGTTTACAAATTGCAACAGCATTTCCCCACGGTCTAATGCCGTATGTCTGCCAAACGTTTAAGTACTGATTCTGATACATTCCCGCGGCATTGTAGAAGTCACCACTTGTACTTAAGTTGTCGCGGTACTCGAAAGTATTAACATCTGCAAGTACTGCAAGAATGTTTTGATCATCCTTGATAGTTTTCCAATATTTTGTTACTGGATTAATTTCAGATGTAAAATCAAGATAATCAAAGTTAGGGAATGGTGTGACACGTCCTACTAACTCCGCTTTGCTCATGTTGAAAGCACCCGCAAGTGTTTCAACGTTACAGTTAACCAAAACGTCACTTCTTATAAACAGATATAAACTGTCAGATGGTGTCCATGTGATAGCGGGTGTAGCGTCTGCAATTCCCTGTGCTGTTGCATATGCCTGGTAATTGTTGAAGTCACTTGAAGCATGTGTAATATCAAGTGCAATTTTCTGAATTGTCTTGATAAAGCCGACAGATGAAGCGGCTGGGTCTGCATCGTCCCATGCAATTTCCTTCTTAACTACTACGTTGTTTTTAACGGAAGTCTGAATCAACTTCTTGATAAGGTTTTCTTCCTCGATCTCGTTACCACTGAAAAGACTTGTCACCATGCCTGTTACCATACTGTCAAGCTGCTCCCATGACGTGAAAGCTCCTTCCAAAAGTTCACGGGGAATTGTTACTGGAAACTGTCGTCTACGATTCTGTCGGAAATAACAAGTTTTAACGTCTGGTTTTGTAACTTGTAAAAGCGTTGCTCCAAGAGAAATATCATAATCACGCCCCATGGCAGGATTGACGTAATTCATTTCCATATCGGTTCCAAGTGGAAAACCTTCCTTTTTCAGCATTTCATACTGATTGGTATACATCTTAGATTCAACGGACTGAATTACAATCTTGTTTACAACATAGTGCAGAAACTCGTTCATAAATGGTGCATACTTTACGATTGGTGTCATTGCGTGAGAAATTGACGTTGCCACGGTAACTTCGCCTGTTGCCCTCATGTATTCGTTTGAGGAATTCTTTCTAGCATCGTTAAAAAGATTTACTCCGCGCTGTGCGCTTGTCAGCGGTTTTGTTGTTGTTGCCATAATTTTATACCTCACTTTCTATTAACTATAATAGCTTAAAATATCATCAGTTGTGACTTCCTCTTTTTCTTCTTCCTCATCTTCTTTAAGTTTTGGAGACGGAGAAATTGAAGTTGTCACGCGGTTGAATAGCTCCAAGTTCTGCTTGCTGAGTCTGTCGTTTTCCGTTTTTAGTGTTGTGTTTTCTGTTGCAATTGCCTTTTCCGCTTCATTTGAAGCTTTTGCCATGTCTAGCACATCTACAACGATTCTTCGCATTTCATCAACCGTCATGCCGTCTGGAATGTTTAAAGTAGTTACCATCTTTTCAATATCAATCATGCTTTCGCCCCCTCATAGTTAATATTAGCAAAGTGGAAACTGTGTTCCCATTCATACTCTGCAATTCTTCCTAACTCGATTGTGTGTCCCATATTTGGTACATGTAGGAAAAAGCCGTATCCTATGTCAAGCCCTACGTGCTTACCAGTACCGCCAAAAGTTGTATACAAACCGTTTCCTTCTGTACCTAGAAGCGGTGTAGTCTTTTCTGCTCCGTCATGATAGTGTCCAGTGCTATAATTTTGCACACCTACAACGGCGGAGACAAAACCGCTACAATCAAGTCCGATTTTACCACGTGAGAAAGCTTTATAAGCACTTAACTCCTGTGTTGTATACTTTGAAAAATAGGCGGGTTCGAGACTGATAAGTGTGTTCATCACTTCATCGGTTAGGACTTGCCCTTTTGCACCGTAAAAATATGCATATTCATCACGGTGATAAAACATATATAACGCCTTTTTAATTACTTCATAATACGTCATTCTTTCACACCACCTTCCAATTCTGTTTTAACTTCCGAGATCATTTCCCTGAGGGAATTGATTGCATTTGTAAGCTCTTTTGTTTCCTCTTTGTGTACGTCTGTCTGATACTTGATATAGTAACAAAGAATCAACGTCATGCAAATTGGAAAGCCGACACTTGTAATCATTTGCGTAACTGCACTAATATCCATCACAACACCTCACTTTCTAAAAAGGTGGGCGTGTCTCCACGCCCGTGCTGACAGTTTGCACAACTACCCCGTTCTTCGCGGTCTGTCTGGTAGTCCCACCTTTATTTTATCATAGGTTTAATTTTTGTCAATAATCAAACGCTTTATCAAGTCATTAAATTTTTCAGAAGCGTTTTTTGTGTTTGCGCAAATTTGAGAGGTACGTTTATAATACAGTAGCCACTGTATAACTCTTTGTGTTGATGGTAAATATAACTCGGTTGTTTGTAGTGTGGTTTTTGCTTTATATTTTCCAGATACAATCACAAGTGGACAACGCTCGATATGTGGCAGTATCACAGTAATTCCAAAATCCTCTATATATATTCGGTTGGTTTTTTTAGATAACTCTGCATACCATTTCCATGATAGACTCTTGTATATGTCGGGATATATATTTTCTTGCCATGTGCCATTGATTGTCATGTCATTTGTTTGCGACTCGTAAACGGCTAGATGTTTAGACACGTGTGCGTGCTTTGGCGGTTCTGTGTACAAACAACAGATTTTTAAAATGTCATCTTCAAGTTTACGATTAAAAATGTAAATTTTACCTTGTTCAAGTTTACGTGCGTCAATGTTATAGTAGTCAAACAAAGGGCTTTTGGGATTGATGCTATTTGCACATGCTACGATTTTTACACCTTTTCTTTTTCGTATGATTGTAGATAGCTGTTGGCTATATCCCTTTAGAAATTCACCTTTTGACAATGGGCGAATTGTTGTGGTGTCGTCATCTTCAATGAATTCATCGAAAAATATAGTTTTGACACTGTCATAACCGTTACCTTTGTATTTCATCCATGACGCAATTGACGAACTATACCCACAAGTGTCATACACCCATTTGTTATTTCTTCCCAACGATTGTTTTCTATAACTACCGCTGTAATAATTCAAGTTTGCTTCTTCTTTCCATAATGTTTTTTCAACGTATGGCTTGATGTTGGCGACAGCACCCCACGCTCTGCCACGAATCAGATAATCTTCACGTGTACGCATGTATACAAATTGCGCACCAGTCGTGTTATAGTCGTCAAATAATCCCTTGAAAACAGAGTATGTTTTACCAGCTGAGCGTTCACCAAAAACAATGTAAACATCAGCGTTTAAAGTATACAATGATGGAATGTTTATATAGGTTTCTTCACCTACTGCTATATAAAGGTTTTCAATTTCCATGTTATTCTCCTATCTTTTCTAATATTATTGGTGATAAATGTTTGGTTTTTACCGTAAACTTTTCTAAACGTTTACTTATATCTATATCTGTGTTTTCTTTCTTTCCGTCTTTTGTTATTATTGTCGGCTTGATGCTATAAACGTCTATTCCAATCAACGCTCCATATTCAGGTGAGATTGACAGTGTGTAAGTGGTATCTTCTATCCACGTGCCGCCATTGTCGTAAGTTTCGATTGCGTTTGTAGTTGGGTGTGAAATTGTCCGCCCCGACACATCTTTGTCAAAAGTTGTAAAAATTTCAAAATCTTCAATTGATGAAAGATAGTTTACAGCTTTCTTCGAGAGTCCAGATACAGTCATATACAATTTGTTATCAGTATCTTGATATATATATTTCTTCGCGCCAAAAGTCTTAAATTTCAACCATGCACCAGTGTCTTCGGTTTCCCAGTCAAAAACTCCTAAATCTGGTAGTTTGTAATCTAAACCATAGCGTTTTATAGCTAAGTCGATTTTATATTTTGCATATTCGTTATACCCATTTATTACGTCTAAACATTCCTCTCGATTTATAACTTTTGCGCTGTCTGTGTCACAGTAGAGTACATTTCTATCAATCTTCGACACTATATCATGCATTAAATGGTAGCGTGTCCACGCGGGTATGAAAACTCCAATTTGATAAGGCAAGAAACTTCTAAAAGATTTGTAAAATTTTTCAAGTTGCGCGGAAATTTCCTCTTTGTTTGTGATAGCACAGTGGTCTAAAGTCCACTTCGTGCCGTCAAGTGTAACAACATCGTGAATAGGGTCTTGCACAAACATACCATAAAAAGAATTTACGCGGTTTTTTGCTTTTGCGTAGTTTAATTCTTCGCCTTTTACATGTTTTAAACTTTGTTTGTTGTTGTAATACTTTAACATGGTACAAACAATGTCAGATGGTAAAAAGTCAGCTCTACAATAGTAACATTCATCTACTCGAATTGCATCAATTTTGTACATCCGCAAAATGATTGCAAGATCTAGGCTAGTACATGTCGTCTTTATCATTTCAGCTTTGAATATTCTACCATTATCCAAAACGCTATCACTTGACACTTCGCAATGTGATGATGATAAATATGTCATCGTACCTTTTGCGCGAACGTTTTTTGCTGTAATTGTACAGATGAAAAGATAATTGTCTGTGTTGAGTAAGCGTTTTAAGTCGTAAATATTCGCGTTTGGTAAACGCTTGAGAGGTGCAACAGGAAACTTTTCTGTCGCTATGGCGAACGGATACGCACTACCAAAATCGTAGCTATCCACATTTTCCATTATTTGCCCCGCGTACATATAGTTGGCGTGAGTGTAGCCGCCCATAAAAGCTTTCCGACATATTACATACCTATCATAGTCAAGTGAGGTGTTGCGAAACATCTTCATCCACTTTGCATCTTTTTTCATAATGGCGCGAAGTTCGTCACGTAAAAATCCCGTATTTGTGTATGGAAATTCGTAAAAAGGTTTACCTTCCTGTTCTTCCAACTGATGGATTTTCGCCACCATAATTTCAACGTCACGGTATGTATAGCGTTCTTTGTCTTGCGGCAACGTTTCACCTGGTTTCACGATATCTTTGTAGTTCATTTCAAGCTTTTCAAGTCCTACGTCTTTACCGCAAGCCGCCAAACCTTTATTCGTGAGCTTGTAACTACAGCGAAACTCCAAAACATCGTCTATGATAAGATATAACGGTTCGTGAGTGTCCATGTAAAAGCCGCCTGTCATGGTATGCCCTTCAAGATTTCTAATGATGGCTTCCATTTCATAGGACAAGTTATGTACATATATGATTAAGCGGTTTTCGCCTTGAGTTGCAAAAGTTTGATATTGGCTATGAAAATAGTCGTATAAATTTGACCACGATGAACACGTGTTATAGTTATAGTCACTATCCATTACTGACCAATGCCATGTGTAGATTATGTCACAATCTTCTGCTATGTGTTCGTGTGTCGTTTCAATGTCAAAACAAAGAAACTTTTTACAATATGAAATTTTTTCTTTTCGTTTTGCCATTGTTTGCACCTCTCTTAAATGTCGTCAAAATCCTCTTTCAAGTCTAACCATTGTCCAGATGAACCTTCACGTTGAACGTCTAAAAACCACTTATCAAGATCAACTTTCTCAAACTCAAATGGTCCCCATTGACCCGTCTCATATGCCCATTTAGCATTGCTTAACAGTGTTTCACTATCATACTGCTCACCCTCATGTGCTGATTGCCACATACCCATGTATACCACCATGGCTTGCCATTGATCAAATGTCAAATCTTTAAGTTTTGGGTGATTCTCTTTTAACTTGTTGAATGCTGTGTGTTGTAGTTTTACATATCCACTATAAGTTGACTGTTTAGCATTTAAAATGTCGATTGCCGTTCTAACTTTCTTATAAAGAGCTTGCGTAGACAATCCTTGATATTTTATATCAAATCCTTTATATCTGTCATATACTGGGTTGATTTGTCCGGTGTACTTTTTACCGCGTTCACTGAAATATGTGCTTAATGTTTTTAATCTGGTTTGTGCTCTTTTTCCTAAAGTTCTTAGAAGTAACAGAAGCTCTTGTTTTGTGTAGTGCTGTTTAAGTAGCGTGTACTTATCGTTAGATACTTCATATAATACACCTTTTGCGCGTTGGACTTCACCAACACGCTCTTTTTGCTTACTTGCCATAAATTTCTACCTCTCTCTCTGTAAAAGGCTCAATGTAGCCACTTGCGATTGCACTCTGTATCATATCATCTGCCGTCATGTGATAGAGTGGTGCGTATACTTCAAGTGATTCTCTAACTTCTCTGTAATACTTCAGTCTCAAAACAGGTGTTTTAATATCATCAAGTGCTCTCAAGACAATAGCGTGCTGAAGTTCTAATAATTGGCTTTCTAAATACATATTCAATACCTCACTTTCATTTTTGTTCTTTCAGTTTAACATATAAATATGAACAAATATGAGATATTTTGTAAACAAATTGTTAACATTATGTAATTATAAAAGGGACTGTTTCCAGTCCCCTTATTGATGTAAAATGAACAAACTTGATTAGCTTCCGTTCTATTATTTGGAGTCAACCGCACTGTTGACCGTTTGCCGCGTTTAAAAGCTTCTTACCATAATTTTAAAGAATGTCTGTCCAGAGTTCCTTGAAATACCTGTTGTACATTCAATGATAAAATCATGCCCATCTGCAATAGCATCCGTTAACAAATCGGAAATCTTGTCAATTTCACGTGCAACACCTGTTGCGTAAATGCCAAAACCTTCTCCAGTTTCCATACAGAGATAGTAAGTGATTTTCCCTGTTACATCATCAGTACCAACTACAATTCCTAAAAGCTTACCAGATGGTTTTGCGTCCTTCGCAAGTGCTGTTGTACCATTGATTTTTACAAGCTTTACGCATTTTTCGTCTCCAGATACCAGTTTAAAATTCTTCATAATTTTGAATCTCCTTTTTTGTGTTATTTGTTTGAAGTGTAATGTTATGTAGTATTATCAGATTATATTATATTGCGTGTTGTGTTATAGTCTACGGCGGTATACCAGATAAATAGAAGTTATAGTCTAGCTCGTAACGTGTAAAAGTTGCGATAGTGCGTTTTGTCGCCATTGTTAAAAGTGAAAGTATAATAGACAACTTTCTCTGTTTCCACTCTCTGTAACTCTCCTCTAATTTGGTTTGTAAAATACCCCTCACAGAGTAGAGAAGAATCGAGGTCGTAAAAATTGATTGTTCCATCTGATAAAGTCTCCTTTATGGTGGTGCGCTTGTCAACAAAGTTAATTCTTGTCGTTTCTGGAATGTTGATTTTTCTAATCGGTTTACTCATCGTCATCCTCACTTGTACCTAATTCAAAAATGGTAAAACGTACCGCTTCTTCAATTTCTTCAAGACCTAAAATGTCTATAAGATCTTCACCCTCATTATTGATTATTGCCAAACATTTTACCATCCCAACTCTAGCGTCTTTCCAGCTTGGTTTAATTGTTGTAAAGTCGCCCTCACAAATGTTTGAAATAACAAAACAGTTAAAATTATAGAGTCCAATAATTACCGCGTTAGCGGCAATTTTCTTCATCATCTTTTTAACATCTTCGCTTTCAACTTCCGACACATTTTTCCCACTCTTGATATTTTTCTCAGCCAATAAAATTAACTCTCTCTTTTCATTAAATGTCATTGTTTCAATCCTCACTTTCTTTATTTGCGTTTGATGTTTGTTTCTTTCTTGTTACATCTATATAGTACCATGGTTTGATTTTTTGTCTAGTGATATTTTTTAATTTCATGTACGGATTTTATTGATCTTTTATAGTTCATAGTTTGTTAATATTTGTGTCATGATTTGTTCATGCTTTCACACGTTACCACTTTAACGCGGTGAAGTTTAACACTTTAACGTGCTAAAGTGTCAGACCTGTTGTTCTAAAATTTTCGGCAAACGGGGCGGTGATCCCAGATATTT